ACAGGTTGCTCAGAATACTGCCGAATTGATAGATATTCGTACCGGTGATGATGGGGTTACTTATGCGGATGCTGGTACTGCTGTCAGGACTCAGTTTGCTGACGTAAAGACGGATTTAGGTGATTTGAACGACCTTCAAACCACTGTAAAAACAGACTTAGTTTCTGCTATTAATGAAGCGGCTCAAAGTGGTGGAGGCAGTGGGGGAAGTCCCAAGGGGGTTACTCTCGCTAGTCAGATGACAGATACCAATGAAAACTACTTATATCTTGGAAATGAAGCAGGATATGATTATGGGTACATCTATGTATATTTAAATGATACATGGACAAAAACTACTTTATACGGCAAAGGGCAAGATGGTCCGAGTGGCGAAGATGGATATTCTCCAATTGTTACTGTTGAACAATTATCAGATGGGGTAGAAATATCTGTAACAGATGCAGAAGGGACAACCTCTGCGACTGTTCAAAATGGAACAGCCACAGATGAACAGGTTGATGCGTGGCTTACTGCTCATCCCGAGGCCACAACCACAGTACAAGATAATAGTGTTACACCAAACAAAACCACATTTATTGAAGAACCATATTATTATGATATTCAGACAGTTAATAGAAATTCAGATTGGTCAGACCTTGTTAGTATCGACTTGACTGAGAATAATTTTATTGTTGTTGCTATCCCTAACACTGGTAATATTGCTCTTAGAGACAGAAGATTGTATTTGTATAAAGATGGAACACAAATATCTTATAAAACAGGTTCTGCTAATACTGGACCTGATAATTTAAATGGTTGGACTATTAAATACTTTGACTTGTCAGATGTCGATACTTCAACAGTTAATCAATGGAGAGTCAGGACATCAAATAGCACAAGCGATGTAGTTTACTATACCTATGACCATCCATCAGCATATACTTATCAAGAATTATTTAAAACTACTTTCGGCTTTAGAACAGGATACAAAGAAAAGTTTTCTACTGCATTAGAAATTGGTACAGATGGAAGTGTCGTAACTAAAACACTTGCTGATAGAGCGGTTACAAATGACAAGATTGCTGATAATACTATACAGCCAATAAAAATAACAAATGTTACTAATTTAATTGATTACTCTGAGGCTGTCAGTGGGAAGTATCTTGGTAATCCAGGGATACTGACTGGCAATGGTACACTTTTTTGGATTCCAGTAATACCAGGGCATAAGTACACGGTCAACTTTGTTCCAAGTACTGCCGTTTGTTTTTATGGGTTTTGGAAATCTGACAAATCAACTCATGTAGGCTCTGCTAACTATAGTGTAAGTAAACAATCAGACCCGTATGAAATCACTGTTCCATCAACAAGTACAATTTCATACATGGCTATCTGCACAACCGCTCCATCAGAATTATATAATGCCAACATTGTTCCTAAATGGAAATGTTGGGAATCTACAAATGGCGAGGCAGAACCAGCTGATGAATTTTCATTTGATTGGCTGAAACTTAGCAATGTAAATAAAATCAGAAGTTCTATTTTTAGGGGTAAAATCGTTATTGCCACGGGTGACAGTATTACTGAAAATAATACACGAAACAATTACAAATCTTGGTGTATGTATCTTCCTGAAAAACTTGGAGTAATTGTATACAATGATGGTAAGAGTGGAACAGGACTTGTTAAAAATATGCAATCTTATCATTCGCTTTTATATCGGGTCGAAAATCAATGGGATACAAACTATGCAGGAATAACACCTGATATTATTCTTTTCATGGGAAATATGAATGATGGAACAGGAACGGGCGAATCTAGCGGGTTGAACGATTTGGGAATTAGCGGATGGAAAAGTGGCGGTGCTTTAGATGTTGGCACTGAAACTGATGATATTAATACTCAATCAGTTTATGGATGTGCTAAAAGATTGCTTGAGGATTTAATCACAAAGTATCCTTCAGCACAAATAGGATGGATTCTTTCAACTCCTAGAGCATCATCAGCACCAACATATTGGCCTGACAAACCTAACGAATATGGGCATGGATGGTTTGAAGATTACATCACGGCAATTAAGTATCAGTGCGAACAATACAATGTTCCTGTTCTTGATTTGTATCACGAAAGCGGGTTTAGGCCCACAAACACGATCAACATGAATACTTATATGGATGATGGTTCGGTACATCCAAATACCGCAGGTGTTAAGAAGTACATGGTTGAGCCAATTGTTAAATGGATTGAGGAAAAATTTGGCGAGGTAACGTAAAGAACGCTTTATTTGACTTTTAACTTTTTGATTTAACTTTTGATTATCTTTTGAGAATCGCACCATTTTCAAAATTAAAACACACGATAAACGCACGGGAAACACACTCGTGCGTTTTTCGTTGAGAAAGAGGTGATCACATGAGGAAAACTCGGACAGGGAATAGGAAATACCCTCTGAAAGTAACCCTGTCAGATGGGACCGTCCTCAAGGTTCCGAAGCAGGCAAACTTTACAAACTCTTTCCTCCGCTGCCATGGCTGTAGCATCATGGCGGAGTACCTTGCGTTGCAATACCTTCATAAGCATATCTGGCCGATCACTATCCTGCGATGGCATAGGAAGTCTGATCGGGAGGATATCAAGGCAAAGGTGACCCTGAGAGGAGTCGAAAAAGGCATCAATCATTATAAGCCAGGCTCGGCATATTATGATCGGATACCGACGGCCACGGAGATCCGGAGAGAACTGAAGGCTGGTCATGTGGTCATCCTTGAGCAGAAGAATCCCATCCACTCTGTTTTCCTTTTCCATGATAAGGGACAGAACTATATGATCTCTTATGGGAAGGTGACCAGGATCAATGTGGACAGGATCGCAGATACAGCAACCAAGAACAGTACCTATAGAGGAATGGTAAGCATAAGGAGATACTAATGAATTACTGGAATCTGATACCATGGTCGATAAGTCTGATCTGTCTGATCATCGCTGCACTCACTTATCTGTGGAACACAAACAAGGACAAGAAGTCAGAGATCAAACAGGAGGACATGACGATCAATGGACTGAAAGAAGGAATCCTAAAGGCCAACATGAAGTTGGACCAAGTCTGTGCGACAACAAACGAGACACGGACCGATATCAAATCATTATCATTTAATCTTTCCGAGATTGATAAGAGATTATGTGTTGTTGAAAACGAAGTGAAGGATCTGAAGAAGAAAGTAGGTGATCTTCATGATTAATTTCAAGGTAAGACTAAGAAACCCGGTATTCATTGCGCAGCTGGTATTGGCCGTGCTGACTCCGATCCTGGCTTATGCCGGATTGACTGTTCAGGATCTTACGACCTGGAAGGCCCTGGGAGATCTCCTGATCGGAGCACTCAGTAATCCTTATGTGCTCGGCCTTGTCATCGTTTCCGTGTTCAATGCGGTAACGGATCCAACGACAGCAGGTGTCCAGGACAGTGAAAGAGCAATGACCTATTCTTATCCGCATAAAAAGGAAGTGGAAAGCGATGACGACGAAATTTCCGACTTATAAGCTTAATGAAAAGCAGATCAAAGGTCTGGCCAATATCGTAGCCCATGAGCAGGGAACCATGGCTGGCATGCTTGCAGAGGCAAGCCTTATGGCAAATCTCACAGACATTAAAGGCGATGACCGTGCCACGGTGTCCAATCTAATCAAGATGGCCACTGGTGGCTGGTTTGCCTATGGTGAGGAAAGATACAACCAGGGCACTACCAACGAGAAGGCGATCAGGGCAGTAAAGGCCGTGCTGGTGGACGGGAAAAGATGTCTCCCGAGATATATCAACGAGCACGACTGTCTTTCAGATATCGTGAATGTGAAAAACAAGGCGAAGTATTTCACGAAGTCAGACCGCAAGAAGTATAAGCAGCATGTCACTGTGATCCAGAACAAATACGGCGGGAAGTACATCTTTTATGATTTTCCTGGCGGAGCTGACACGGGTGTCGACCCATTTGGGTACACTTCCGAAACCATGAGGGAGAAATGGGGAGAAGACTGCTATACCTTTGAACAGGCCATGGATGAGAGCTTTACTCCCGGGCCTCTGTACCCTGGGACCATGCCGGTCCTTCCGGATGATTCGTGGGGAGTGAAACGCAAATACTTCAAGATCGGGGACGGGATCGTCACCCTGAAGAAGTATCCGGAACAGATCCGAAGGGTGCAAAGGCTCCTGAAGTGGGCAGGCTTTTATTCAGGTAAGGTAGATGGAAAGTACTGGATCGGCACAGCTTCAGCGGTTCGCAAGTGCCAGAAGTATTTTGACTTGGATGTCAATGGATGCTTCGGAGAGAAATGTCTGAAAAAGTTGAAAAAGTATAGAAAATGAGAAAAAGACTGGCAGAAATGCCGGTCTTTTTTTTTGGAAAATTTCTAAAAATTGAGGGTTGAAAATCCGAAATCCTGAGATACACTGTATAATATACCATGAAAACGGAGGGCGAGACTCCTCGACCAAAATTCGTCCCGCCCTCCATGCTCCTGAAAGCATGGATATTGTACCATGCTTTCTTTGACGTGTCAAAGGAGGCTGATTGTTTGTCTGATCAGAAAACAAAATTAACCCAGGATCTTCTTGAAAAGTTATCCACACAGTTTGATTCGCATGAACTCCAGTTCATCGAAGAGGTGATCACGAAAGTGCTGGCGGATTATGATGTAAAAGACTGCTGCACAGAAATCGTGGTCCGTGACAACAAGAATGACAGACTTCTCAAGAGATATGCTGCCTGTCTTGCAGTGGACGGGAAGAGCAGAAAGACCATCGATATGTATATCCGCCGGCTGAGGGCTTTCGCCGACTTCATAGGCATTCATTTTGATGAGGTCGGAACCTATGACATAAGGTTTTATCTGGCATCACTGAAGGATACCGGAGTCAGTAGCCGTACATTGGAGAATTACCGATCATATCTTTCCGCTTTTTATCAATGGCTTCTCCGTGAGGATTTTATTCCAAAGAATCCCTGTGATAAGATTCCTCCTATCAAATATAAGGAGGAAGTTAAACTGCCTTTTTCAGATACAGAGGTTGATGCCCTCCGCAGTGCATGTAATACCGAGAGAGAAAGGACCATGGTCGAGACCCTTATCTCTTCCGGAGTCAGGGTGGAAGAACTCTGTAGCATCGATATTGTAGATGTTGACCTGTCCAGGCTGTCTATCCGTGTAAAAGAAGGCAAAGGCTCCAAGGAGAGGATCACTTACATGACAGAGGTGTGTGCCATGCATCTGAGGAATTATCTTGCCCACAGGGAGGATGATAACCCTGCCTTGTTTGTCTCTGCTAAAAAGAAGGAACGTATCACCATGGGCGGGATCAGATACCTTTTTAAGCAGATCGGAAAGAGGGCCGGAGTCGACAACGTGCATCCTCATCGGTTCCGGCGGACATTTGCCACAAACCTTGCGAGAAGGGGGATGGAGATCCAGATGATCGCAAAGCTCATGGGTCACAGTAATCTGCAGACCACTATGGTATATGTCAGTCTGGACGAGACCAGGTTATCTGTTGAATACAAGAAATTTACGGTTTAGACCTCTGTTTCTTAATGGGTCTTAAATTTAACTTGAAGCATGACAAAGTTTATAAGGACCCATTAAGTTCTGAGTATAATATCCGGGGCTTCCTTATTTTCGCTAGTGATGATGATACTCTTTATGATCCGCTTCCAAAACACCTGCTTATTCTCAGGGGTCAGAGAAGCATAAACATCTTTCCAGTTTTCCGGAAGCTCCGGGATCTGTTTTTGTTCTATGACGATGTCAGATATTTCTCTTTCCAACTGGAATTTCTTAGAATTGTATACATCCTTTGAGATGTCACCCTCTACATACAATTCCTTTAGCCTGGTCAGTTTATTTTCCAGCTTTCGCCTCTTTCTTATCTTCTCTTTTACCTCTCCATGTGACAGCCTCATATCATACTGAAGACGCTCTATTTCGGCTTCCAGGCGGTTTAACATCACGCTCTCAATCTTCTTCGCTGAAACCTCTAAATGCCTTATACAAGGATTCTGTGTATCCATGCGACCATTACAAACATATCTTGTATTGATAACAGTTTTCCCGTTCTTATAGGTGACTTTCCGCTGCTTTCCTGCCATTCTTCTTCCGCAGTATCCACAGACCAACAGACCACTAAACAGATAAACCACTTTTTCATGCACCAGCTTTGTCTTCCGGGAGTGCTTCACCTGGCAGATCAGCTCGTGGTCCTCCGGGGTGATGTACGGCTCACATTTATGACCGTTGGAAGATTCACCGGCATAGACGGGATTCTTTAGGGTCTTGGCAAAACAGGTCCTCTGGAATGTCAGACCGTATTCCGCTGCCTTGCTCATGGCTCTGGAAGTGGATAATGTGGATAAGTAAGTATCAAACATGGCCTGGACACCCTCCTGAGTCTCCGGATCTTTGTAGAGTTTCCCGTTTTTTCTGATATATCCCACCGGCACCCTTCCGACATATATCCCTTTTGCTTTTCTGTATTGGTAAGAGTCCCTCATCCGGGTGGCCAACTTATCGGACTCACTCTGGGCCACGCTTAACATGATATTCGTTTTAAATTTCCCTTCGGCTGAAATCGTATCATAATCCTCCCAGATCGCTTGCCATGGCACACCGTCCATCTGTGCGATGCACTCATAATAATCCTTCACAGAGCGAAAAAAGCGGTCTAAACGGGTAAACAGAACGATGTCGATCAGGCCGGCTCTGCAGTCTGCCATCATTTGGAGAAGGGCAGGACGCTTTTTGTATGACTTGCTCCCAGAGATGCCAGCGTCGTTGTAAAGGCCGGCTATCTGGTATCCGTGGGCTTCACAGTACTGCTGGAGGGCTTCTATCTGGTTGTCGACGGACATGCCATGGAGGCGTTGCTCTTGAGTTGATACTCTGACATAGAGTGCTGCTCGTTTCATACCATTCCTTTCTCCTCTCCCTGATCAAGACCTTTAATGTAATCTGAAATCCTATTTAAGTCTTTCTCATTCGCATAGTTGACAAATTTGATTATGGAGTCTCGCATTGTGTCGTTATCGCCAATATGATATTTAGTAATTTTCAAAGCAACTGGCTCCTGACTATCCATTGGTACATCATATCCCATTAACCAGGACGGTTCTACGTCGAAAGCCTGACTGATTAATCTGATACTGTTCGGTCTGGGCTCTCGTTGACCTGACAGGTAATATGAAACTGTCGACCTGGCAATCCCCGTCTTTCGGGCTATGTCAGCTTGCTTAATCTTCTTCTTTTCCATTAGCTCACGCAATCTCATCTGTGATGTTGCGACTTTCTTTCTCATGATAATTACCCCCCTGTGTGTTTATTCTATCAACGAGTATGAACGAAAGCAAGAAAATTTTCACAAATGTTAACAAAAAATGTTGACAATCGTGAACAAGCATATTATATTATGAATATGTTCACGAACGTGAACAAATATTAAGGAAAGGAGAGTCACGATGTATAATTATTCGATTTTGAGAGGAATGATAATCACGAGATATCGATCACAGGGAGCATTTGCCCGCTCACTGGGGATTCCGGAGCAAAAGGTTTCTGCCACTCTGAATAACAGAAGACAACTGGATCAGACTGAGATTGATCAGTGGGCTCATGCGCTGGATATTCCGCATAACCGATATGGTGATATTTTTTTTGATCAGGTTGTTCACGATAGTGAACAATATACATCGGATGCGTCTGTGGAGGTGGATTATGAAAAGAATCCCAGTGAACGAGCAGGAAACAACTATCCAGTTTAATCGAGATGAAAACGTCGTCAATATCTGGACGTCAGATTCCACGGTCATGACTAAACTGGATAAACTTGCTAATGATTCAGAAAGCCCGTGGGAGTGCGTAGCGACTGATCTGGATGAAATCGGTTGGGTTGTCTGCCGAGAATACCGATGCCCTAAGAACCTGATTTCTTTCCGCTCAGCCAAGAGAAAGCCCAAAAACTCAGATTCTAATCCTTCAGAGGATAACTAATACCTTTGAAGGGTGAAATAGTCGAGAATCCCACACTGGACGCACTCCACGGAGCAAGAATCGCAAAGGAGAGCAATATGGGCGAAAAGATTTTAACAATTCTCCTGGAGATCTGGGCTGACCAGAACGGCCTGGAGATCCAGGAACTGATTATCACAGAAAAGGAGGATCAGGATGAGGAGACCATGTGAGGTACATGTCAGGGAATTAAAACCTAATGGATTACTCGGGAAGACGATCAAGAAATTTAGCTATGTGGCAGTTCTCTGCAAAAAGGAGAGTGACCTGGTCATGGCTGTCCGGGTCGATGAGTATCAGAACAAAGCTGATGTATGGAACTACATTGATAAAAGTTACCCGGACTGGAGGATTAAAGCAGTCCATAAACTGTATGACGAAGATTTCAGGGAGGTGTGAAGGATGTCTGCATTTGTAATACCGATGCTTATGCTGGGAATGGGATTTTTTATGGGGATCGTTGTATATGATGCCCGCTGTGGAGACGAAAGAATAACCCGGCTGGAGCGGGAGGTTCAGAGACTTAAGAAGAGAATGGAGGTAATGGAATGAGCAACGTTGAAATTGGACGTGCAGGATATTTTAATGACGGGGAGACAACGATTTGGACCAAATCCCCGTGGGTCGTGGAGTGTATCAAAAATGAAATGGCAACCAAGGCCATCTCGTTGATTAAGGAGCACAGGTATGTTGAGGCAGTGGATGCCGTTGAGTTTCTGGTTGATCTTGACAAGGCCTACAACCAGATGATCCAGGCAAAAGAGAAGGAGGAGTCAGATGAATAGCATTGTACCGGTAAAAGTCGGTTATAAACTCGGCAACATCACGAACAACCTTGATGATGTAGCTGCATCCGTGAAGGCATACTGCGACGACTTCAAAGGAGTAGTTGTTACAGAGGACACCGTGGCAGACGGAAGGCAGATGCTAGCCAACATCCGGAAGGAGAAGAAGTACCTGGATGACCAGCGCAAGGAAATTAAGAAAGCATGGAATGCCCCGTATCAGGAATTTGAGAAGAAGGTCAAAGAAGTGACCGCCCTCTATGATGAGCCGATCGCCCTGATCAACGGTCAGATCCAGGAACTGGAGGAGCAGCGGAAGGCAAAAAAAAGAGAGACCATCCAGAGCATCTGGGACAACACGCAAATCCCGGACGAGCTCACAGGGTGGACCTCTTTAGAAGAATTATACAATCCGAAATGGGAAAATGCAACCTTCAAGGAGAAGGACATCGCTGATGAGATCGCTGACCATATCGCCTCTCTGAAGATGGCATTCGACACTGTGAAGCTTCTTAACCATCCCTATGAGGAAGATGGGATGAAGGTCTTGAGGGAAACCAAGGACCTGCAGAGTGCCATGACCCGCATGACCATGCTCCTGGAGCAGGAGAAGATCATCGAGATGAAACGGCAGGAGGCAGAGAGAAGGGCCCAGGAGCTGATGGAGGCTAAGGCCGAAGAACCACAGGAAGCCCCGAAAGCCGTTGAGAGTGTCCAGACAGTTCCGGAACCACCGCAGGAAGCTCCTGTGATCAATTTTGAGGATTTTGTTGTGCCGGAGGATAAAACCTATGAAGTGATCGTAAATGTGGAGCAGGACCGCCTCATGGATATCAGAACCTATCTGGACGGCCTTGGTTATTTCTACACAGTTAAGGAGGTATGAGCATGAAACTGAATTTCAGACCATTACGGGCAGACGAGGTAGAGGCACGGGTCTCCATCGTGAAGGACAATGGCCTGTCGCTCCTTCTGTACAAGGATGCCAGGTGTGACATGAACCTTCTGGATGAGACGGTAGGCCCCATGAACTGGAAGAAGTCTTATTCCCGGGAGAATGCCAACTGCACGGTATCCATCTGGGATGAGGACAAGCAGCAGTGGATCTCCAAGGAAGACACCGGCACGGAGTCGTTCACAGAGAAGGAGAAGGGTCTTGCTTCCGATTCCTTCAAGAGGGCCTGCTTCAACTGGGGCATCGGAAGGGAACTGTACACAGCTCCTTTCATCTGGATCCCAGCGGACAAGTGCAAGATCCAGGCAAAGGGCAAGGGATTTACCTGCTATGACAAGTTCACGGTAACGAGCATGGAAGTCAGGAATGGCAGGATCACTCAGGTGTCCATCATGAACGAAAAGACAAGGCAGATCTGTTATTCCTTTGGAGCACATAGTGGAGAGCCCAAAGAAGAACCGGTAAAGAGCAATGACGAACTCAATCATGAGATGATCGCCGCTGCCACTTCCAGCAAGATTGACGCAACCAAATGGAAGGCCCTGTGCAGTATCGCATCAAAGAAGGGGGTCAGCTGCAAAGCCATACTCGATAACTACAGCCTGAGCTCCCCCAGCATGATGACCGTAGCACAGTGGAAGGAAGTCTGTGACAGGCTTGAGAAGATGAGTGATATCAAAGGAGAGTCAGCATGAACAAAGCAACTTTACTCGGAAGATTAACCAAAGACCCGGCGATCAATTACTCAAACACATCTGATCCGCCGTTATGCATCGCTCGGTTTACCCTGGCAGTGAACCGCAAATACAAGAAAGATGAGGCGGATTTCATTTCCTGCGTATGCTTCGGGAAACTGTCAGAGATCATCGAGAAATATGTGAAGAAAGGCGACCTGATCTGTGTGGCCGGCCATATCCAGACCGGAAGCTATACGGACCGGGAAGGACAGAAGAGATATACCACGGATGTAGTGGTTGAGGATATGCAGATGTGCAGTCCAAAGGGAGAAAAGACCCAGCAGGCCCAGGCTCCGGCTCCACAACCTGCATATGAACAGATGTCACTTCCTACGGAACCCCCGGCAGATGTACCGTCCTATGACGAAGGGTTCATGAAGATCCCGGAAGGCATCGAGGATGAGCTGCCGTTTATTTAAGGAGATGATTGCATGAAGGTGACCGGGTATTACTCCGGAGCGAATCTGACCCTTGATGGGGACCTGATCCTGTCCATGCGTATCAACGAAAAGGTTGATGCGGTGGATCAGATCAATCAGATGGAGCAGGAAAAGCTCATGGACATAGAGATCAAACCACATCGAAAGAAACGGTCTCTGGACGCAAATGCCATGCTGTGGGCCTGTGTCGGTGACATCGCCAGGGCACTAGGAGTACCGAGGGAGAAGGTTTACCTCAAAGCCCTGCGGGATTACGGCCAGTATGAGGCGATGAGCTGCCGGGCTGATGCCCTCGAGATGTTCAAACGGCAGTACAAGGACTGTGAGCAGGTCGGGACTCCATACCTGCTAAACGGAGAGCCGTGGGTAGACGTGATCTGCTATTTCGGATCACACACCTATGACACCAAACAATTCTCTGACCTTCTGGATGGAGTAATTGGAGACATGAGGGAGCTGGGACTTCAACCGCCCCCGCCAAAATCTGTACAGAAAGGATTGGAAATTTGGGAGAAGCAACATGAGGTACGAATTGGAATTTAAAGAACGGTTCCCCAGCTATAACGAATATACCAAAGTACAGCGGGGGAACCGGTACGCAGGCAATCGCATGAAACAGCAGTTCCAGCGCACCTGCGCATGGCAGATCAGGAAGAGGATGAGGAACGTAAGCATAGAAGGCCCCATCTCCGTCCATATAACCTGCTATGAGGATAAGTATAACAGAGATTTAGATAATGTTGCCAGTTTTTTCTTCAAAGTGTTCTTGGATGCGCTGGTAGAGTGCGGAACGATCAGAAACGACAACATGAAGCATGTGACAAGACTGACTGCCACCGCTGCCAGGGACAAGACCCCCAGAGTGGTAGCCGTTATCGAGGAGGAGAAGGATGAGTGAGAGTTTTGTATTTTATCAGTCGTTTCGGGAAGCAACAAGACACCTGCCGGAAACGGACCGCCTGGAGGCACTGGAGAGCATCATCGACTATGCCCTGTATGGCGAATGCGAAGAGCCGGACTCTCCGGTTGCGAAAGCAATCCTTACCATGGCGATCCCCCAGATTGATGCAAACAACAAGAAACGAAACGGAGGCAAAGCAGGAGGAAGACCGCCAAAAAAACCTATGGTTTCACAAAATGACGAAAACGAAAAACCTATGGTTTCTGAAAAAACAGAAAAAGAAAAACCTATGGTTTCTAATTCAGAACAAAACAAAAAACCTATGGTTTCACAAAATGACGGAAATGAAAAACCTAATGTAAATGTAAATGAAAATGTAAATGTAAATGTAAATGAAAAGGAGAATGTAAAGGGGGATTGTAAGGGGGGAACCGGCAAGCGGTTCACTCCTCCCTCTATCGACCAGGTAAGGGAGTACTGCAGGGAACGTGGCAACCATGTTGATCCGGATGCCTTTTATGCCTTTTATGAATCTAACGGCTGGAAGGTGGGGAAGAATCCCATGAAGGACTGGAGGGCAGCGGTCAGGACCTGGGAGCAGAGAGAAAAGGATGAGGCCCGGCCCAAGAAGAATGCATTCCACAATTTCGAGCAACGGGATCATGACTATGAGGCGCTGGAGAGAGCATTGAGCGGCCGAAAGCTATAGAGACCTATAGTAAGTAATATAGTTTCCAAAAAGTACTTAAAAGGAGGACGCAAAATGGGGAACAAGTCAATCAACAACAGGCAGGATGGTTTTGTCTTTGTAGTACTCTATCTGACGGAGCATTCCCTGGATGATCTCGGGGAAGAAATAAAACTGCGGGAAGCTTCCGGCATCAAGACGATCCTGTCTTTTGATGAGCTGAATAGTGATAAAGGGCTCGAACATATGAAGGGTTATGTTGAGCAGGCACACAATGTCATCTGGAGCCGTGCCCTCCGTGAATTGGGTTTCGCTAAGAAGCGGATTAGCAGGAACCTTGAGAGAGTGATCAGCAACCGGCCTGCGACCGTCCAAGAGGCCTTTAGCAGAAAAGAGGTTCTGGCTGAGCAGCTGAAGAAGATCCTGCGTGACAAGCGCTATGATAATGAGCCGGATGTTAAAAGGATGCCAAGCAGGTCCGTCATGGAGTATATCAAGGAGCGGGAGGAAGGCATCAGGTACGGCTATGAGTATGTGAAGAAGCACGGCCTGAAAGAATTCCGACGACTCCTGACCAGAACGAAGTTCAATGCCAACATGGTGATCCATGAGAATGACTATGCAAACGACCTGGTCAGAGGCCTGATCAATGAGGTATGTATCCTTGAATGGCTGCTTTCCATCCATGACCTTGAAGGCTACGGCAACAAGAGGCTCAACCGGGTGATGGACCATTTTGAAGCCTGTTATCACAAAGTGATGGACCACAAAGAAGGATATGAGAACTATCTGGAGGAACTTGAGAAGATAACAGGCGAATGGCTGGCAGACGAATACCTGAAGGAGGACATCAAGTATGACCGGGTGAAACACAAGAAGAAGAAACCCAAGAAGAAGCCGAAGGAAGGAACCGAGCCAAAGGTAGAGCTTCCGCCGATCAAGGAGCCGGATGATTACTCATCGTATCCGTGTCCCGGATGCCCGTCAAAGTCCCGCTGCCGATCAGAAGGCTACCAGAAGGAATGTACCTGCCTTGCTCTGTACAAGGAAGTGCGTAAGGAGAATTTAAGGAGAAATATCGCATAAATGCAATCAGATTAAAGAGGGGAGGAATGAGAGATGAGAAGGAGGTGATTTGATGAAAGAAGAATGGAAAACCATCGAGAGTTGCCAGGGGTATGAAGTCAGTAATGCCGGTAAAGTGAGAAATAAAAAGACAGGCAGAATCTTGAAACAGAATAAAAGGCGGGGATATCCCTTTGTCGTTTTGATGAACTCAAAAAACGAAAAAAAGGATTATTATGTTCACCGGTTGGTTGCATTGGCATTTATTCCAAACCCCAGTGGATTCCCACAGGTTAATCACCGGGATGGTAACAAGTGTAATAATTCTGTTGAAAACCTTGAATGGTGCACCGCCAGAATGAATGTACAGCACGCATGTGAACTGGGTCTCATAGATCATTACAAAATCCCGGTTGCCCAGATTGACAAACAGGGCAATATTGTCAACGTTTTTGGATCTATGACGGAGGCTTTTATGATAACAGGCATAAATATCTGTAACATCTCGCTTGTTGTACATAAAAAGAGAAGACTGGCTGGGGGCTATCACTGGGTGCCGGCGAAATAGAGGGTAACAATGACAGAATACAGAGTCGATTGCCGAAACTGCACAAATAAAGCACTGGGAGACAATGGTGGAATCTATTGTCTCCCTTGCAGAGAAAAAGGCAGGAGTGTCCTTTATATCGAGGACGGCCATGCCGGAACCAAAGATGATCCGGATCCGATATGCTGCGACTACTACTCAGAAGAGCCCATGCAGATGAAGATGATCCGGGTCATTGGCACAGGTTTTTAAGAAAGGCGGTAAAAATGAAGGATAAAAAAAGGAAAATCAAAGTGTTTTTCAAGGATGGAAAAGAGGACATCATACCACAGAAGTTCTGGGACGACTATGAGTACAATTATGGCCTGTTCGTAGTAAAGAAAAAGGGTGAATGGATAGCAGTCTATAACATGGACTGTGTTGCCTGTGTCGTTGTTGGATGAAGGGGGAAGAAGAATGAGGAAACTGATATTACTGATGATCATGTTGATGATCCCTCTGCAGGCAAACGCAAGAAGCCTGTCGAGCATGGGACTCTGTAAAATAACCTACTACTGTCCTTGCGAAATCTGTTCCGGTCCGTATCAGGACAAGACGGCCACCGGCACCAGATGTGAAGAAGGCAGGACGGTTGCCGTGGATCCGAATGTGATTGCATACGGCACGAAGCTTCTGATCAATGGCCATGTATACACGGCTGAGGATTGTGGGGCAGGTGTGGTCGGTGATCACATCGACATCTACCTGGATGACCATGATCGGACAAAAGAGCTTGGAGTCCAGTGGATGGATGTATGGATTATTAGGGGAGGTGAAAAGAATGAGACTAATTGATGCAGATGAGATTACAGAAGATGAAAGGCAAGAGCACGGCTTCTTTTATAATTCTGATTTACAGGAACTGTTAGATGAACAGCCTACTATCGATATTTCCAACACTTCCAACACGTTGGGTGCATTGGATTGTGTTAGCAGACAGTGGCTCATGGAGTGTGTGAATGAAGGATGGATTAAGTTCGACACAGAAAAAGATGAAAACAGATTTATACATCTTGTTAGAGATATAGCACCATCCGTACAGCTGGAACTCTCCAATAACTCGACAAAACTCGACAATAAAAATGGCGAGTTAATCAGCAGGCAGGAGGCGGTTGATGTGTTAAACAGAGGGTTGTCTAAAATCCCATATGTCAATAATACCGATGAGGAAATGATTCGTAGAGATGAAAGAATTGGTTGTATACAAGAGGTGGCAGGATTGCCAACCGTGCCACGTAAGGGGGAGTGGATATGCCAAGCAGATGATGATATATGGAATTGTTCTGAATGTGATTATGAGATTGACGGAACCGGGTGCATTGATCCGCTTGAGTATCTTAAAACCTATAAGTTCTGCCCTAACTGCGGAGCGAGCATGAGACCGCAGTTTGAAGAACCTGAAATCAATCCATGCCGAGGGTGTGAGGATTATGATGGAAAAGGTGGATGTAAGACAAAAGGCGGATGTGCAGATAGGAGAGGTGATTCAGATGAGATTAATTGATGCGGATGCTCTTGAGGAATTATTCCGTGAAACAATAGGGTACATTGCAAAGAATCCGAAAATGACCCACAGTTTTGAACACATGGTAAGAGCAAGTGCGGTGGTTATTGAGATGATTAAGGATGCCCCTACCATCGATTCACAGGCCCAATGGATTTCAGTATCAGAGAGGCTTCCGGACATCAAAGAGCACCATGTTTCTGAGCCGTGTATTGTGTACTGCGAAAATGGTGCATATGGATTTACAGAACTCGAGGAAAACATATTCGGGCAAGTTGGATGGTATTGCGAACGAGAAGACGAATTTCACGAGTCGTTAGGGAAGGTTCTTGCATGGATGCCAGTGCCTAAACCATATCAGGAGGATAAGGATGGAAAATAAAATGGATGAACTTATCAACCTGGTAAAAGCATGGATTGACAGCCAGGAAGCAGATGGATGTGTCGGGTGCGCTTTTAACGATAGATATGAATGGGAGCTGCCCTGTGCTGACTGTAAGCGGAATCACAAAGATTATTGGAGAAGAGGTGCCGAGAAATGAATGAATGTAATATAAATTTAAGGGTTAAAATGGCAGATAACGGGATATCTATCAAAGACCTGGCTGCAGAGCTGGGAACCGCTCCGACCTATATGAGTCGGATTTTGAGATATCCGTTATCAGCAATATGGGAAGGCCGAATCGGTTTGGCGATTGATAGAATAATCGAGAAAAAAGAAAAACCGTCGAATGGTGAGTATGTGTATATCCCCAGGGATGTATTGGATAATCCTGTGGTATGTAAAGATTCTGATCATGCTTGCGTATGGCTGTATCTATTACTATCCGCCACACCAAAGGAAATTCCTGCCGATTTCGGAGGATCACAAATCACTCTGAAGCCTGGGCAGGTTATCACAGGAAGGAAGGCTATAGCTGCTCATACTGGGATCAATGAGTACAAAGTGAGAAGGATTTTAAGCGACCTACAACAAGCCAAACGGATTGAACAACAAACAAACAACAAAGGAACAATTGTTACTGTGATGGAATATCAATGTTATTTGAGAGGTGATTCAAATGAAAATTAGTATCTGCGGAATCCCGCACGAAATAGTCTATGCGAATGATGTGTTTAATACTGATACACATTACGGGCAGATTGATTACGGGAAAGCGGTAATAAAGAT